GGTAAATGCATTAGTAAGTGTGTTTGTAGATTTGATCGGATGTATGTCATAGAACACACCACCTGAAAAAGCATATAAGATTCTGTTTGATCCTATGATAGAATATTTTCTACCTTCGCTATTCGTAAATTGATGCAGAGCTCTTGCTGCACCTGTAATATTATCAGCCCCTAGTTGTTTCCAACCGCCTATTTTTTCAGGTGTGTTGTATCTAAAACGTACGTTATCACAGTCTATCCATTGGTTTTCTGCACCAGTGGCTGTGACTTGTTTATTTATTCCAGGTAAAAAACCAATCTTTTGTAG